TCTACATACTCACCATTAGGGACAAGTCTCTCATCGAGACTTTTATTCATCCTCCCTAAAACAAAATTTCTTTGTACGTTAGCCATATTACTTCAACCATTTATCCTTACCTCTCATATTCATTAAGAGTCTGCCCGGATGTATATTACTAATTCTAATTTTTGCATTTCGTAGTAATGCACCTTTACGCTTACGTGCTCTTGCAATCACATATTCTTGAACACCTAATTTAGAATTTAGTATGGCATACTCAATGTAAGCATAAACATATTCTTCAAAGAGTTTATTTACAGTTACGCTTGAGTCGTTACCATTCTCCATACCATCCGAAACATATTCAAGAATACACTTTTGGTTTGCCATATCAGAGCTAAAGTTTATAACTCCTGATTTTTTGTCAATGCTGAATGTGGGATTCCTATTTGCAGTTTCAGTATTCAAACCAAAACGTGCACCTATTTGATAATCAAAATACCACTGCCCATCACAACAATATCCTTCGTATCCGTTAAATGGATTATTAGCGTTTAAGTAAATAGATTTTTTACTACCTATAATTCTGTCATAATCTATATCAGAATATTGAGGACTTAAAGCATTACCATCAACATCAAATAATATTCTACAGTTATTGTCCTGCAGATAAGCACTACTCCAATTAGTTTGAATGTTCTCAGTTAATGGATACAACAATCCATCTTTGTATACTGAGATTCTAACCCAATTAACATAGTCTGACGGCATAACAAATCTAAGCGTATTACACACGTCAAGTTCTAATATTTTTATTTCTTTAAACGCATCGTAGTTAAGCTCTTGTATTGCTCTTTTAGCGTGGAATAAAACCTTAAATCTCTCTTCGTTATTAATAAGGTTATGGTTTCCCGCATACATCAGCATAAAGTTGTTTACGATGTCATACAAAGACACGTACTGATAAGACCCCCAATTAGCGTCTTCAGGTACTGCACCTCCGTTTTCGTAATATTGATATTGTGATATATAAGGCATAGTTTATTATTTTTCTTGTTGGTCTTCCATATTTTCTAATCCTTGACCAAACTGCACTGCAGCTACTTCTCGGATTGACATACCCGCATATTGTAATATCTTCAACACCAATGTTGGTTCATCTGATATAGACAACTCAAAGTCTTGATAATCAGGTTGTGATTGGTCAAACGATGGCTCACCACCAATTAAGTTTACATACGTCCAATTAGGGTCACGTGGGTATCTAATGTATTGACATTGTACCGCTCCCATAGTATTAATGCTTGGCGGAAACAATGACAATGTAGGTTCCTGTTGCGTATACGCAGGGAACATTGTTGATGGTGCGGTAAGTAATGAATTGTTTAGCATAGTAATTTTACTATGTGTTACTTTCTCTGCTTCATTTACTACACTATCATCATATATTACATATTCCTCTCCAAGATTTGGAAAGATATCCGCAGGGTTTCCATCAGCATCTACCAATACAATTTGAACAGGATTTACAGTTTCTGCGAAAGCAACTTCATTAGTTGTAACATTTACTACTATATCTCCCGGCTGAACTCCTGCTGCTACAAAATTAGTTGTACTATCTATTAGCGTTTGAAGAAATGTAACATCATTAGTCCCACTTGCCAACAGTCTTGTATACGTTAATACCTTATTAAGTAAATAATAATTATCATTTGTGGTAATAGGACTTGGGGTAAAGAATTTATTATTTGATTGATGCAGCAAAAACTTTGTCTCTGAAAAAATATTTATTACTTCCTCATAACCTTTAGTAATATCAGCATAACCCGTACCTGATTGACGAGCATTCTCTTTATTCAATTGATAGTTATACTGATAAAAATAATCCTCAAAGATATCTAACTGTGCTTGTTTAGCAAACAAGTTAAAATCAGAGGGAGAAATGTAACCGTAATTATTTTTATTCAGTATAGACAATACCGTATTTCTAACCGAATTTATCATATGTAAATACTTTATTACAAAGATACATAAAAAAAAAGAGGGGTAGTTAAACCCCTCTCTGTTGCTTAGTGAACAACTGCTATAGTTGTTTTTCTAAAAACTGTAACACATCTACACCATCATCAGTTTTGAACCAATCAGATAAATATTCTATTGGGTCTACTCCAAATGGTATAGTAGTCATTCTTTTTTTATTACCTTCAAGGTTAAAGTGAACATCTCTTTTCTTGTTTCTAAAACCTAAAATTTTATTGTCAAAGAATTGTTGTATTGTAGATTGAAGTTTTAGTGAAGGGTCTGATAGTGCTCTTAAAAAAACTTGTGGGTTTCTTTTAGCAAATACCAATACATCTCTTTTAAGTTCTGCAGTTGTAATAGTAGTTACATCCACATTAAATAAAACCCTACCTACATTTTCAAGTTGGTCAATAGATAAAGATTTAGCTTCAATTAAAGCATCAACCTCTACATTTAACTGATTTACTTCTGCTTGTGCGTCTTTACCAAAATCAACCTCTATAAACTTCTTTCCGTTGAGAGGGTGATAGTGTAAAAACTCTTGAAGAATAGGATTGTTCTTTGGTACACGTAACATACCGTCTTCAAAAACAATAGGTTCAACAATTGCCGTTCCATCTTGTTCATCTTCAAAACAACTCTTTTGATTTCTTGCGTATCGTAACGCTCGGTTGTAGCCTTTTTCTTCATCAAAATAAAGTAAAGGACTTCTACCTGTATTTCTTGAGGGGATAATGCACGACAAAGGTGCTCTGTTTCTTGTGAGTTTATAAACTCGGTCTTTCAATTCTAATTTCATTTTAATTAAATTTTAAATTTATAAAAAAGGATAGGAGTGTCTTTGAAGACACTCCCTCCCTTTATTGATTATTAGTCTTCGAATAATACGAAGTTGTTTGCACCCATAGTACATACACATCTTTCTGATAAGAAGTGAACCTCCATAGCATCTAAGCTACTTGTAGCTGCACCACCTGCAGAACCTGTAATCCACGTTTTGTAACGTCTGTCTTCAGTTTCTGAAGCACGGTAACGTACGTGTAAGTATGGTCTTTTAGCGTTCTTACCAAGTACTTGGTCATATACAGATGTAGAACCTGCAGGAACCAATAAACCGTTGATGTGACCTGAAGACGCTCCTGTTGCGTTTCCTCCACGCATAGTTGGGTCGTTCAAGTATTTCCAATCAGTTTTGTAGAAGTCATATCCTCTACGGAATCCTGAGAATCCTAAGTTAAGAGCCATTTCCTCATCGTTGTCAAATAGTCCGTAAGAAGAACCACCTGCACCATAAGAGTTCTGAGCTGCTAACATATCATCAATAGCAAATCCAAATTGTCTGTCAAGGAAAAGTACGTTCTCCTCGATAGCTCCTTGAGAATCTAAACGTCCAATAATAGTATCAAAATCAGCAAGAACATTTGGAATACCACCTGTCCATAAATTACCTCTTTCTCCTACAGTATAGAAAATACCTTCAGAACCTTTGTTACCATAGTTAGGGTTAATAGCACCTGTTGCAGCACCTGAACCTGCTTCTGCAGGAACTGCCTCAACCATAGCGGTTTCAAGATAATCATCGAATCTCAAACGAGTTTCGTGCTCAGACTTCATATACCATAAGTATCCTGATGCTCCGTTTTCAGTGGTTACTTCTACCCAACCGATTTGAGCCATATCAGAACCTGATACTGCATATTTGTCTTTGATAATAATTGGTGAGTTCTCAAAGATGTAGTCATCAGACTCAAGAGAACCTTCCATTCCAACAGTTCCTTTCTTAAATTCAGAACCGTAGATAAAGATAGTAACGTCAGCATTTCCAAGACCTGTACCTGCAGTTACAAGACCACCTGCTTCATAGAAAGCAACAGTAGCTTGAATAGGAGAAACAGTAAGGTCAACGTCAGTAACGATACCTTTGTTCTCTCCTGAACCGTCATTTTGAATTACAACAACAGTCTGTCCTTCTCTCAAAGCGATACCACCTTGAGCAGAGAAAGGAACTTGTCCTGTAGTAGCCGTTCCTGCCGGAGCAGCCGGGTCATTAATTTGGAAAGTAGCCTCATCAGCGTTTACAAGTGCAGCACTACCAACTTGTGTGTACTTCACGTGTAGTCTACCTTGCTCTGCCCATTTAACTAAGTCAGAGTTTGAAGGAAGCTCCGCTCCTACTAATCTTAAGAATGAACTAATTGTTCTGTTTCCATAACGCTCAAATTCTTTTTCATAAGTATCAGGAAGATACTGATTCAAGAAATCAAAGTTTTGGATGTAGTTTGTTGCCAACGGCACCTGTTGTGCGGATGGCTGAAGGTCAAAACCGGGACCTGTAAAATTACCTGCCATTTTTTTAATTTTTTAAATTGTTTACTTTTTATTACTTTTAATCTTTAAGCCTCTGCTACTTGGCGTAGACACAGACCTGAATTGCAACCCATCCTTACTTCTTGCCACTTGAGGTGTCTTACGTTCTGTCATTTGGACATTTTTCATTTTACGTGTAACATTCTCTGTAGCATCTGATTTGCCTTGCTCATAAAAGAACGTAGCAAATCTTTCAGGATTCATTGCGATGGCTAATGCCCTGTGATATCCCGCAGCATCATTAATCAACCCTGTTTCTTTATCAATAAACTTTTTTACAAAAGATGATGAATCTAACTGAGTCTCTTTCATTTTGCTCGAATCACCCGGATTAAAAGTCAAAGTAGCATCTCCAATCTTGAAATCAAAACCTTTGAAATCTGAAAATACCTCGTTGGTTTTTTCAATAAACCAATCTCTTTTCCTTTTTACTTCCTCTTGGTTACTTTTAGCCGTAGCCAAGTATTGCTTATACTCGTCAATTTCTTTCTGTTGCTCTTCAGAAATTCCAACCGTGCTTGACTCAAGGGGTTGTTTGTACATTTCCTTTTGCTCGTTAAAAAACTTTTTAGCTTTAGCAATAACTTTTTTCTTTGCCAACTTAATTTTCTTAATATCTTTTTCCTCGTCAAGTTCTTCATCGTATCTGTAGTCATCCATCAGGACATCCACGTCATCCGAATCCATAGCCTCGCCTGTAGCAATAAGATATTCAGATAATAGTTGGTCTTCTTCCATCGAAGAGAAGTCCGTGTTTAATTTCATATAATCGGACATCCCCCTTCCGGTAGATTTTTTATATTCAAAATAAGCCTTTACATCTTCAGGCAATTCTTCATTACTTTCTTTAGTATCAAAGATTTGGTCTACAGATGTAAAATCTTTTTCGTATCTGTTTTTAATAAATGAAAGAACGTCTTCCTCTTTTAACTCAGAGGATTTAATTTCTTCTTGAGGTTGTTGCTCAACTTCTACACTCGGTTCACTTTCAACTTTTACAGTTTCAGTTCCCTGTACTTCTTGCTCGTGCTTATCAAGCAATTCCTGTTCAATTTGTTGAGTTGATTTTTCTTCAACCGCCTCAACTGCTTTTACTTTAATTTCCATTTGATTTAATTTTTACAAAGTTAATAATAAAATTTTGTTCAATTTATTCGGTTATCTTGGGGAAAACTCGGCTAAATCAAAACCATCTAAACTATCTTCATTTGATTCGAATATTTGCGGTGGCAAATTATTCTTACGTTGATTTATTAATTTAGATTGCTGCGTATTCTGTTGGTCGATACGAGCAGCTTTAGCATCTTCTCTTTGAGTCTCTCTTTGCTGAAGTGCAGTCTCAGAAATATTTCTAAGTTGCTGATTATAATTAAACTCTTCAGCCATTAATTGACTCTTAAGCTCTGCTTCATTTTTCATCTTTTCTATTTCAAAAGCAATCTCAGCTTGTTTCAATTGCATTTTGCCTTGAAGTTCAGCTTGTTGTTTTTGTAAAGCTAATTGAGCTGCCATCTCTTGAGACTTCAAGTTTTGTTGTGCAGTCATAGCTTGTTTCTGCATAGCCATTTTCTCTTCTCTATCCTGCTTCTGTTTTCTTTTCAGTTTAAGAAGTTGGTTTGCAAGTTTAATATTTTTTATCTCTCTAATATCAATAGCATCTTCAAGATTAATATCCTGTTTAGATAAAGCCATCTGAATGTTTTGTTCAAGTTTAGCTTTCTCTTCTTCATCAGGTGCAACCTCTAAGAATATACCAAAGTCATAAATGTATAAATCTGAAATCTCATTCAGAATACTTACATTGTACTTACCTATCTTATTAGCGAAGTCATCTTTGAAATCTGCGTATTCAAGAATATCTGCAACCCTATAAGTTAATGCTTCAGATAAACTTCTAAATATATAAAGACTTCCATCCAATATATGACGAGTTGCTACGTTAGAATTTAATGCAGCAAGTTTCTGTAAACCAACTAATGAATCAGGGTCAGGCATACTACCGTCTCTTGCTTCATTAAGACCTGTTACAGTTCTAATCATATTTAGATAATAGTTATAATTACTGATAAGCATCTGTGATTTAGATGCTCCTGAGTTAGATGTCAATTGAGTAATCGGTACTCTTGCATTATTAAAATCTCCATCCTGAGTATAAGACCTACCAATAACAGAACCTGTTTGGAAATAAAGTCTTAATGCATCTTCAGGATTGTAAGCATTACCTGTACCTAAATCAACTTCATTTAGTCCATCGGCATCAATGTATACACCATCAGGAACTACACGTGAAATAACTTGTTGTAATTTTAAGTGAGTCATCTGAATCAAATCAGCAAAAGGAATCATTCTTCTAACTAAAGATTCAATTACTCCTTTGTACATTCTTGGTGCTACTGCTACGTAGTTAGGTAATGCGTGTTGGCTTGTAGATTTTGGTCTTACCATATTCTTTGCAAGTTCCCACTTTAAAAGAATATTAGTTCCCATAACCATTACACCATCATACCAAACATCAATAGTCTTTTCAAACTTCTCAAACTTTCCTTCTTCCATTACTTCAACCGGTGGGTCAAATTGGTCATCTTTTTCAATAACCTTACTACCACCTGTTGCCATTACTTTTTTCTTATAGACCATCTTTTTAGTGGTCTTGTAATTAAAGTACATTAATGTAACTGTGTCTCTATAAAAAATATCATTCTCATAGAACTGAGCAACATTATAATAATCGTACCACGATTGACTGTACTTAGATATCTCTTCTAAATCTTCATTGGTTAATGAAGGGTCAATCTTTTTACAATCAATAATAGGAACTGTTTTAATTTCTCCCCAATAAAAACAATCTTTAAAGTGAGGGTCTTCTGTATAGCTATAGACAATATTAGCAGGGTCAACATAAGAAACTTGTACACCTGCTCCGGGTAGAAACTCGTGCTTTGCAACACCTATTCCTAAAACAGTTAAGTCGTAATCAAATTGTTTACGTAAATCTAAATAATGATTCTCTTCGAGTATAGTATTAATAGCTTCTTCTTCAGCAATCTCAATAGCAGGTTTGTAGTTTAACTGCATATATAAAGATAATTCCTCATCAGTTTGAGGAAGTTCATCAGAAGGCATAACAAATGGGTCAACCCCACCTTTCTTTTGAATTATTTCTAACATAGGTTTAGCAGCCATCTGTCCCTCTATCATATCTTGATACTTAGAACGTTTGGCTTGTGACATAGCATCTTGTGCATATGCCTTTACTTTAAACAACCTATCTGCCATTCCGTTAACAACAATGTCAACAAACTTTGGTATAACAGGGACAGGGGTCCAATCTAAATTTAAGTAACTTAAATCTCCATCAATTGCTAATTCATTCTTATATTTGCCAATGGATTGTTCACCCCTTGCGTATAATCTTAACCTATGAAACTCTCTCCATTGGTCGTAGTATCTGCAACCATTCCCATCTTTTTTAAACCATTCATATTGTATTGCTTGACCTATTTGTAGACCAAACTCATCGGTAGCCTTTTCTGCATCCGAAACGAATTGGCTTGGGAACCCTGCAGATGTAATATTTATTTTTACATCTTTCATCTAATTATCTGACTTAAGTTGCCTTTATTGCTATACCTTGCAAAGTTAATCAATATTCTTGATTCTTTTCTTTCAGGTTGGTACAAGTGTTTTTGACAAGCCATAATAGCTAATCCTGAACTAATTGACGCATCATACTTAGTTCTGTTACTTATATCAAACCTTGCCCAATCCTCAAGAGTCCTGTTAAAAGGCATTGTATTCATATCTCCTTCTTCAGTTTTTAAACCAACGTGTTTCTCTATAAATGATTCAATAGCAGCAGCGTGAGCTTGTTTAACATCCTCACTCGAGTTGGGTATACCCCCTAACTCTCTTTCTGTTTTTGAAAGTTTAGTAAACACTTTGTCGGGTCTATTCATACAATAACCTCTATACCCTCTGTTTTTAAAATGGTATAATAATCTTGGCTTGTTATTTTCAATTAATATTGGCATACCATAAAATACACACGCCATCAAAACATCTTCAAAAAATATTTCTGCAGTTTGTGGTCTTGCGATATACTCTAAAAAAAACTCATTACTTGGTGCTTCTTCCATACTAAATTTAGTTAGTCCGTGTAATGCACCATTAGAGCCTTTGCCTCCTACTGTTCCTGATATGTCATATGAGTCACAACCGAAAGCTCCTATATGTTCATTTCCGGGATATCTAATCCCGTTCTTTGTTTTTATATTGTTCTGTAAATTAATGTTGGGTACCCACGTAATTAAAAACCTTCCTCTTTTGTCAGGGGAAAATAAAACCTTCGAATCTTTTATTCCGTCCTTCCAACTAAAAGAACCACGTGTAACATATTGGTCCGTAATCATTCCGTCATTATAATCTATCTGCTGATATATCTTTGTCAGATTAAATAATGATTGTTTGCTTTCATCTCTAAATGCGTGAGACTCTGTTCTTGGAAACTGTCTATAATATTCATTCAAAGCATCAGCATCATTCTTTAATGATTCAACTTCATTCTCCCAATACTCAATAGCACCCATAGATATAGTTTCATTGTCTATACCTAAAACTTTTACAGTAGGTGTGTCTAAAACAGGATTGCCATATCTATCTATGAATCCTTCCATATTCCATTCCATAGGAATAAATAGTGAATATAAACCACTTTTTGTTTGACCGTTTGAGTTACGTTTAGTAACATCTGAGTCATAATACAATTGCTTAAAATTATCCCCACCCTTTGCTAATGCATTGGATGTTGAACCCATCATACACTTACCTATAATCTTGCTACCTAAACGTAAACAAGTTTTAGTTACACGCCAATTGTTTAATATATTATTTGGCTTTAGCCATTTTCCACTTTCATCGTGAACTAATAATAATAACTTTTCACCATCATAACTGTTGTCATCCGTATTCTTCCAATCAATAGTAGTATCTAATCCTTGTATCTCTTCATCATCAGAGTCATACATATTCTTTTTAGTAATCTTAGATGCCGGTACACGATAAGCTAATTCTGTTTTTGGTTTATCCATACCATCCATAATCGGTTTGAAAAAGAACGGTAGCCTACTATTTATTGGTACTACTTTATCAGTAAACATTTTCTTTGCATCCGAACCCGTCTTTGAAAGTATTCCAACTCTTGAATCTTTTGCGAGTGTACCCGTGTTCACACATTCTGATGATGACATAAAAGAAAATCCTGAACGTCTAATCTTTAAATATATCATTCCAAAACTTCTTTTGTCAGCTTTACAAGCCTCCCAAAAAATATACAACAATCTATTAGCTTCTCTATAGTCAGGATAACCAACATCAATATTAGTCCACTGTAGATACATATAGTGAGCACCTGTTATGTAAGTGGGGATACCGTTGTTCATAAACCAACACCCATCTTCTCTATAATCAAACTCTTGCTCAATGTAATCAACCCATCTGCTTTTAAATTCAGAAGGCATATCATTCCATTGAAATATAGATTGAATCTTTGATAATTGTTTGGGTAACTCTCGTCTCTCCCAATACTGTTTGCTTTTATCTGAGTGTCTTTGAAGACACTCTTTAGGTGTTTTAGGTAGTGCAATCTTTAAACCTGATATCTCAATGACATCACCGATTTGTCCTGTCTTAGATATAACAACTACATCATACTTTTCATCGTAACCATAAATCCAAGACTTATTACGATTCTTATTACTAAGTACGTTTTTAGGTACGTAATTATTTAGTACTCTATATAGTTCGCTATTTAGACCTTCTTTCTGCAAATCCTTGTTTAGTATCTATTTTTGTATTAGGTGTTATTTCAGCAAGAGCCTCACGTTCTTCCTCAACACGTTTCAATATTTCAAATGCATCAAAGATTGCTAACTTCTTTGTAGCTGCTGCATTCTTTAATCTGTCTGCAGCCAAGTCATCTTCAGGGTCAGGTTTAATAATTTTTTCTTTAGCAACTTTTATTAATTGTTCTACTGCCTGATGACCTGCTTCTATAATTTTTAATTTGATTTCTTTACTATTCATAATACTAATGTAATTGAATGGTCATACATTCTATAGAGAGTTTCACCATCAACATTAAATTTATATTCTTGAAAAGGTTTGTAACAAACTGTATCTCCTATCTCAACACCCTTGCTTTTTAAATAATCATTCACGATTACAACTTCACCCATTAAAGGTTCTTTTGTGAATGGCTTGAATATATAACTATCTTTAACAGGGATGGGTTTAACAAAACAATACCTATCGTATCCATACCACTTATCATCTTTCTTGTAAGCAAAAAATTGGTCGGGGTCTAAAAAGAAAATGTTTTCTTTTAGAAAACTCTTACCGCTTCTTCTACGTCCTTTCATATCATTGTAAAATTTAAAGACGTTATGATGAACTAATAATGTATCTCCTTTCTCAATAGGACCACAATAATTAAGAGGTGTCTCAAGAACTATTGCTTCTCTATTTGAGGTAGATGCATCTTCTTCAGAGGTGCTTGTTATAAAATCAATACCTCCTATATTTTTTATGTTATCGTATCTCCTATTATTTTTAGGTTCTACAATGAATTGATAAATAGACTTCATTAAAAATTTATATTGTACTCAATGGATATAGGCATAGTGGATGTAAACTCTTTCCACAAGACAACCTCGTCATTCTTTTCAATCCAAATTTTTATTGAGTTAGATTCTCTATAGTGCTTTATTAAATGAATAGTGTAGTTTGAATTTAACACTTCTTGTCCAACAAGATAGTGCATAGCTCCGCCTTTGTAGTCAGGACCTATTGAGATTTTCCTTATGTCCATTTTTAGTTTATTTAATTTATAACAAAGATAGTAAAAAAAAATACCCCTATAAAGGAGTATTCTTTTAATACGAGAGGGCAAGGGATACACCGCAAAGCACGAGGCTATTAGGATACACCACTCACGACTAACGTTAATGGATACACCCTGCCCTATTTTTTTTATGCATTTCTTCTTGATATTGTACTTGAAGTTCCTACAGTCATAACAGCTTTATTTAATGGATTTGTAGTGGCAGTAATACCTCTTTGATACGATAAAGTTACAGGATTTGAAGGTTGTCCAAATATATATGGAACTGTATGGTTAGTCAATGTAAAGTTAGGATTCTCAATACCTACGACTAATCTAAAATATATTTTAAGCATTTGAGCAGCATCTCCAAAAAAGTTAAAAGGAGTTAACGTATTCCATCCCGGTGACGATTGTCTATTATCTACACCATTTCTTACTCTAAACTGTTCAGTAGGACTATCTGCTAATCCTGTAGGATAGTTAAAGTTGGTGTACTCTGTGGTTTGTGGTGTTCCATTGGGAGTTAGATAATTAAACAAAAACTGAAGCTGATTAAAAGGAACCTCTATATGTGTTGTCTCATAAAGGTTGGGGTCAAAAAAATCTGCTACTGCACCTGTGTTTGCAACCTTTAAATCACCAATAACATTCCACTCTGTTACAATAGGATGAAATTTAACATTATAACCTTGATTATTATACATAAACGTATCTCCGTTACCCCAATTTGTATCTCCAAATCTTGCTTGTGTATAGGCTCCGTTTAAGTGTGTAGGATGAGTCCATCCACCACTTTTCCCATATGGACCTGCTATGGAGGTTCTCTTAGCTTTAGCTTGGTTTTTTGTATACATAAAAAGTCTTGCAGTTGGATTTTCTTGAAGCCATTTAATATTATCTCCTTGAAATCCTTTAATGCATAACTTACTATTAATACCCCACAAGTCATCTGTTGTACTTTTTTTCTTTACAATGTACAATTCAGGTACAGGGATAGTATTGTTTTCAGGAAGTTTTGAATTGGTGTAATTAGCTATACCATCAACCGTAATGTTTTTGGTGGCATCCTTAACAGACCCACTTGTTTCAGAGATTATTATTTTATCATCTCCTTTTGGATTTACAATATTATAGTTAGCTATCTTACCCATAATTATTTTTTAGTATTCTTGGAGACATCTCCTGTCTGTAAATTTATTACAGAGTCTTCTCCATATTTTTTAATTAGTTTCTGTTCCTCCTGTGAGAACTTTGCTCTAAGTACATTAACGCCCTGCATTAATCCTGACTTTTGAATCTCAAGTTCTCCGAGTTGAATTTTCATTTTCGTGAACTCTTTATTCAGGTCATTGATTGATTCTAACTCTTCTTTAGTTAATTTTGCCATTTGATTTAATTTTAATATTTATACAAAGGTAATGATTTACTTTTTAATCTTTTCAAAAGACCTTCCACCAAAGTATGCTGAGATAACTGTTATTAAAACAATCTGAAGTAAATCAACCCAATTTTCTTTTACATCAAAAGAAATAAAACCTGCATCTATAAATACCATTAGCACAGTAGATACAACTAAGAATAACAAAACCAAAGGTCTTACATTTTTAGATAGCCACGAATCAGAAGTCATATCTGACTTCCATCGCTCCGTTACGTTTTGTTGCATATCTTTTTCAGCATCAATAAATATCTGTGTAAGCTCTTTTTCAAATTGAGCTTTCTCATCTTTTGTGTGAACGAACCTATCAATAAGTCCTCCTACTTTTTCTCCTACTTTATCTAAGCCAAATATTTTCTTTAGTATTTCTTTCATAAGTTCTTGTATTCTTCTGTTGCATCAAAACTTGGACAAGCCTTTGGAGCAAAATCCCTATGTCCATTTATTGTAGCATCAGGTGCTAATAGTTTTAAAAAATACAACAAATATTCTAATGATTCTTTTTGTTTATCTGTTCTTGTGTCCTTAGGAGTTTTACCATCTTTCTCTACTCCACCGATGTAACATACACCCCAAGATTTACAATTCAATCCTTTGGTGTGAGCACCGCATACATTTATACTTCTGCCGGTCTGAATGGTTCCATCCATAAGAACTATGAAATGGTATCCGCATCCTCGCCATCCTCGTGCCTTATGCCATTTATCTATTACGTTTACATCAATACTGTCATCTCCTTCTCTTGTAGCTGAACAGTGTACTATAATATTTTTAACATCACTTGGATTCATTTGCCTTGACCTCTATATTTTTTTTTATATTTAGTTTGACTACGTGATGCATTCTTTGAATGAACACCGGGTCTTTTTTTTCGATTCTTTTTTTGGAATACAGGTATATGTATTTTAGCCATTACTGTAAGGAGTCAATATATATTTGTAGTTTCTCTACGGTTATAGTTGGTTCAAACATTATATTACCTTCCCACACTCTATATGGCTTACCATCTTTTTTAATAGCAATCACAGGAATCTTATCAAATGTTTTCTTTATATGATTTGGCTGCTCTTCATAGAGAGCTTCCTCTACATTGCAGTTTGTAAGTTTATGAAGTGGTAAAGAATTTTTTCTATTCCAATTACTATTTATCTGAAGAACTGTAACACTATGAACTATCTCTTCTTTTTTAACAGGCATAGGCGATATTAACATCGCTGCTATAATTAAAAAAACAATTGAGATTAGTGACTTCATAATTACTTATTTTCATACAAACGAGATTCGAGCAGTTTTAATGTTTCTTTTATTTCCTGAACATCTTCTTTCATTGCATCAACATCTTGCTGAGTTAGCATAATAGTTTTTCTTACTATCTCGTCTTTGTATTGATATTCTTGCTCTGATATAACAGGTTCAGGTTTCTCCATAGCTAATGCTATGTCTGCCTTTAAACTAAAATAAACACTCAATATGCTTACTAAAACAAACCCCAATCCTGCGGCATCTTTAATTGTTAGTTTTAACTGAGTGTCTTTCGTAATCTCGCTCATCTTTAAATTCTACTATTTCATAGTTAACTTCTATATCTAATAAATAAGAATTTGTTTGTATAAATTCCATTGTACAAATTTAAAGAAAATAAAATAATTTATTTATTGAAAAATTTAAGGAGTACAGTTGGTAAAGTTAGGCTTAGGTTGTGTCCAATTAGGTTGTAAATTAGAAAACCCACCGCACTGTATAACATTGGCAACATTCCAACTACTTAAATTTTGATTATAAACACCCGTAGAAGGACCCCCACATTCAAACATAGCTGACATATTAGTCACATTACTAACATTCCAAGAGCTTAAAGGTTGGTTAAATGATATTGCTCTGTTAAACATAAAAAACATATTAGTTACATTACTAACATTCCAAGAATTAAGCCATTGATTAAAATCACTTGCTGAACGAAACATATTACTCATATTTGTAACGTTACTCACATCCCAATTACTAATATTCTGATTGAATGAAGTAGCACCTCTGAACATACCACCCAAATCTGTTGCACCGGATACATCCCAACTTGATAGGTCTTGATTAAAGTTATCTGCTGCCTCAAACATTTGGTAAAAGGCAAACCCTACACCACTGCTCGTATTCCAAGAATTTAATGGAGAGTTAAAGGCATTAGCAGAAGAGAACATAAAACCAAAGTCAGTAACACTACTTACGTCCCAAGAATCAATGTTTTGATTAAATGAAGTAGCAGAAGCGAACATAGACTGCATAGTAGTAACACTACTCACGTCCCAATTGTTTAAGGGTTGGTCGAAAGAATTTTGTCGTTGGAACATACTCCTCATATTGGTGACATTGCTCACATCCCAATTTCCTATAGGTTGATTAAATGCTCCTCCACTTGAGTCCAATAAAAACATTTTATCCATATTGGTAACACTGCTCGTATCCCAATTTGAAATATTCCCATTAAAAGAATTTCTTCCCCTAAAGGCTTCAGACATATCAGTTACCTGACTAACATCCCAATTTTGAATCTTACCATAAGGCACAAGGTTGTAGTCCCCATTAGGGTCTTGTGCTAATATATCTGTAATTGCTTGGTTAAAAGTTGCGTCCGTCAAAGGGGTTGGTGGAGGCGGTGGGGTTGAAGATTGATTACCCGCCTCTAATCCTATTCCTATTGCTATTGCTATAGATGCCATATTACCATAGTGCTATAATATCTGAAGCACCGGTTCCTGTAGCTTTTACTTTACTTATCATTACAGGAATAAAGGTACCGTTTGCGACATTTGTGAACACTAAGTCATCACCACCTACAGTCTCAACAGAAAGAGCTCCTCCTGTTCCTACATATAGTACAGGTCCCTCACTGTTATCTGTATTGTATACAGAGTATTGATTTCCATTTACAGTAAAAATATTTGCAGACAATCTTAACGATGTGGCAGCTACCGCTTCAACTGTTGCAACCGCATTAGTAGAATTATTGTAAACAGTTGCTCCGGGTTTTACTTTTCCAATAAAACTTGCCGTTGAATCAACCAAGTGATTAGCAAGTGTAGAATCGTTAGTTCCTGAGCCAACTAAATCAGATGGAGATGGCACTATAACATTGTCGTTAGGGATTACTGCAATCCCTCTACCTGTTTGTAATTTTTGATATGCCATATCTCTTGTATTATGCTTTTGTTACAACAATTCCTACTACCGCTTCAGATGTAGAAGAAGCAATACTTCCTGCTACTTCAATTCCTGCCATAGCAAACATACTACCTGCAGGGATTACTAAATTTTTATCACTTAAGTCCTCAACAAATCCCGGTGCAGTGTTGTCGTCTGCATTGGTTAATTCAGTAGTTAACGCACCTATTTGAGTCCAAGTTCCTGCTTGGTTAGGGTCTGCATCTAAAGCTGCTGAAGTGTAAAGCTCAAATACATAATTAAAATCTCCTGACGCACCTGTAATAATCTCAGCCATCTTGAAATAGATAGACTCAATTTTTACTGCGTAAGGAAAAATAATAGCTGAAGTCTGAGTAGTAGGTGATTGGATTCCTCCCCACTCTACAGTGTCTCCATTAAAAGGAGCAGTATTACCTGCACCTAAGTTAATAATCTTTCCGTTGTACGAAATCTGTACAAGCTCTTTAAAATCTGCGGGAAATTCATATGCATCCCTTTGTGCATTTAGTTGAGCAGAGCCTTTGTTTTCTGTATCAACAAAAGATGCTACTCCGTGAAACTTTGTTCCTGTTGGTATTGCTGCCATTTTTTTATTTTTAAAAATTGTTATGTTCTATTGATAAGGGAACATTCTATTTAAGGTGTCCCTTCTTTTTCCACACCCACAGTCTCTTCCTGTGGCTTTTGATACTTTATCAACAACGCTCTTGATTCCTGTAACTCGTGTTACCTTTGCTACAGTATCTCCTAACCCTCTTGATTTAGTATTGTATTTCATTGTACAAAGATAAATAAATTATTTTTTACATTTACATAGCTTGTTAGGACACGATGCTACATTAAACATAAGTTTAGATAGGAGCCAATTCCATTTACATTGGAACTTGCACCAAACACCTTGAACCCAAAGTCCTGCTTTTACTAATAACTTTCCCATTTACTTTTTTATTAGCTTTCCGATGTGACCTTTTACAGAAGATGGGTAGCACTTTTCACTGTGCTCATACTTCATTGAATGGTCTCCACCATAAGAATGTTTGTAAATCTTTTTAGACATTGCTTTACTCTCGTCTCTTCTATCTTTCATAGATTGAGAGTGAGCACCTTTGTGCTTGTTTCCTAATGACTCATCGAGTCTTGAGTTGTATCCTTGTTTCATTTTTTTAAACCTTTATATTTTTTTCTAAGTGAATCCAATTCACCTCCAAATACTTGCTTTTTCTTCTTTTTCTTTTTAGGGACAGTTGGTCCTACTGTACCAATTTTATCAATTGCAGAATTTCTGAACCCCATTGTGTAATCGTTTGCCATAACTATAATTATTTATTTACTGCAGCCAAAGTTCTTGGCAAAATTTGCCATCTTAACTACATTTGGTTTATATTTATTGGTATTTTTCATTACGGTACTTGCTGCAGAACAAACGGATTTACCCGGCATATTCTTTTTTGCCCAAGCAGTAAATTTACCTGCGTTGCTTTTTTTAATTTTTATATCTCCTTTTGATTTCATTATTTTTTAGTATTTAAAAAACTTTTAATTCAAAATAAATATATGCAAGATATGATGATTCATCGTAATCAACAGGTGTTCCTGACCCATCCCATACTGTAAAAATTAATCTTGTTATAGGTTGTCCTTGCCCTGTCCAAGATACAAGTCCATCAATATATTTTTTAGTAGAACCTCCATAAGTCCTTCTGCAGTTAAACGTAAAACCGTTTGGTACAGTAATAGAGTTTGAAAAAATAAGTTGATATGTACCCGCCGCAGTTCTACTTGAGGTTATTGTTTCTCCTATAGTATTTTCAAATATAGTAACAACGGGAGCATCAGTTCCCACTTGATACAAGTAACCATTTATTACTTCACTACTTGATGAACCTGCATTAACCGTGTCTGCAATATCTTGCATTGTATACGCTTGTCTTCCCGCATTTAATTGTGCGGAACCTCTATCAAGAGTATCTACTGAGGCATCTAAGCCGTGAAATTTAGTCCCATTAGGTATTATAGCCATATCTCTTCTACTTTCTTTTTTACAAAGATACTAATATTTTCCTTTCCTATTTTTAGGTGAACTCTTGGTTGAGCCTCCTTTACCTGCCCATAAATTCTTACACGCCCAATAACGTGCAGTTAGTTTTGATTTAGCAGTTCCACATTTGTGTCTTGCTCTAAATGATTTACGTGCGGCTGCACTATAGTTATGTCCATAACCTTTAGCACCAAAATGAATTAGTTTTTCCTTCCCATTCTCACAGGCTTTAACCATTCTCTTCTTTCCTGCTCTATCTGATGCAACTACTTTGTTGCACTTCATTTTACTTTTGTCTGCCATTGTTATACAGTTATAGCTCTATACATAATATAGAATGTTATTGGTGAATTACCTTGAGTCACAGTAACGCTATTGTCAGCGTCAATCTGAATATTCCCACCTTTAGGCAATAGGGTGTTGATAAATATCCCACCCGGAAAACGTCCATTTTGAACTACTCCAATATATACATCAGGTTTAGTGTCATTCAAAAACCCATTTACCAACTCACCATAACCTTGCTTGGTAGAAATGGAAAGACCTATGTTTTGATTAAAATCATATGGAGTTCCCTGAAAGTCTTTATAGTAAATTATACTTAAAGGTTCTATTATTTCATCTGCACTTTTTGTAATATTTTTAGTTGCATCGTTATCCGACTTGTCAGTTATGACAATTAAATCATCATCCGATGGAGTGACAATGGGATACGAACCTGTGTTGCTTATCTTACTCATTTATGAAATATTTACTATTCTATATGTTATGTTAAATGTTACAGGTGAGTCACCTTGAGTTACTGTAAGTGAAGATAATGCTTTAATTACTAAAGGTTGATTTTTAATATTTAATGTTCCCAAAAAAGTACCCCCGCCTCCCAAAACAAAATAAGTGTCCTGAGATTCGTTCAACAAATTTCCTATATAAAAAAATGCATCATCTGTAGGAAGTAGTGCATTTCCGTATGTAAATCTAATATCCTCAAATGTTGTAGCTCCCACAAAATTATAAGGTGTTGTATTAAAATCTAAACTCATATAAAAAGAGGTAGGAACAATAACGGTATTTAATCCCTTTGCCTCTATAAGTTTAATCTCACCACCTCCATTTAAAGATAGCATCTCTTCAGGTGACACTATTATTTCTTCTGTTAGCAAACCACCGTTTGATATACCGCTTATGGTAGTTGTTTTTGTTGCATTAAAATCAGACACATCGGTAAATATGAGCAAGTCATCTGCTACCGGAGTTGCTATCGGGTATGCATTTGTATTACTTATCTTACTCATCTCTTAGTATATTTTTTAGTTACTCTACCTGCCTTAGTATTGGCGACTACTGTTTTACCTTTGGCTCCTGCACGTTTCTTTTTTCGAGCGGTCTTTGCTCTTTCAGCTTTAGTCATTGACTTAGCTTTAGCTAATGGCAAACATCTGTCAGGGTTCTTTTTATTTTTGCTTGTACCACAAGCTCCTTTAATAGAACCATCAAGTCCTATACGGACCCACTTTTCATCTCGCCATTTTTTAAGTTCACCCATTACTTCTTACTTTTCTTTGCGTAGTTAGGGTCTTTACAATATTTACTCGCAGCCATATTCGCATAGGCTGAAGGATATGTGTCAAAGGTTCGCTTTGCCCAAGCAATCCCTGCTGCACATATCTTATTTCCTTTCTTCTTTGTTCTTCCTTTTGCCATTATGTTGCTTTTGCTTGTATTACAATCCACTCAACGCCATCAGACCAAACTGCACATCCGTTATATGCTTTAGTAATTTCATATTTACAAAACGAATTTTTCTATAAGGTATTTCTGTAGCACTTGGTAATATAAGTTCATATGTTCCTGCACCACCTGCCCAATCAAAATCAACTATGTTGACCATCTCTGTAAGCGTTTTAGAACCTCCCGATGAAGCAGTAATAAACAATACAGGTGAAAGCAAATTGATTGATTCGGTACAAGATATACATACATCTTCAATAGTATATGCATCTCGCCCTGCATTCAACTGTGCTGAACCTTTATTAACTGTGCTTATTCCCGGAGCAACTCCGTGAAATTTTGTTCCTTTAGGTATACTCATCTATGCGGGTGTTGATGGTTTTGAGCCAAGAGTTTTTAATCCTGCTATTCTTGTGTTAGAGGATGTGTTGCGTTTTTTCTTTCTGCCTAACTCCTCTTTTAACCTTTTGTTTTCAGCAGTCATCTTCTTAATAGCGTTAGCTTGTTTATTCTTGAAGGTGATTGCATCTAACTCTTCCTGCAGGGTTTTTTTCTTATCTTCCTTATTTTTTTCTTCGTCTGCCATAATTAATTAACTTTGTACAAAGTTACTAAATTAAATCAATTTTATTTTGAACAATGATTACCTTAAATATTGGAGAGTTATACGTCAGTACATAAAAGTTAAATACGGACTAACTCAATCCGACCTTGATATTATATTATTCCTGAACTCTGAAGGATATTTTGATAAAGATAAATTCAGTGAGTTTGATAGCATCCTGTCTTGGGATGAACAAAGATTTAATAAACTACTTCGTGATGGATGGATTGAAGTGTTCAGAAAAAGAAAAGGTAAGGTGAAGGGGTTGTATATGTTGTCATACAAATCAAAAAGAGTTATAACCTCTATCTATAAAAAACTAAATGGCGAAGAGTTACCTACCTCGCCATCACAGAATCCTATGTTTCTTAAGAACGTGTCTTACTCAGACAAACAATACAGAAAAGCTATTATGAATATGAATGAGTTTATAAGACAACAACGACATCTCTCTGCTGAATAATCGTGCACGACTCTCCATCTATTACAAGAGTATACGCTTGTCTTGAATCGTAATATATCACATCACCTTCTTTAATGACTGTGACATCAGAACCCGGCAAAACTACTTTGCCTTTATGGTATCGCATATCTTTTGCGTCTTCATTAGATAATAACAATCCACTGTCTGTTGTTATCTCCTCATCAATCTTATGAATAATTAAGTTTGTTCCTATTGCTTTCATTCTTTTGTTTCATAACTACGTGCCATAGTGACAATAGCGTTGGTTGATAAAATAGTTACTGCAACTGATACTGCATTCTGTAGAGCTTGTCTTGTTACTTTCACAGGGTCAATAACTCCAAGTGTCATTAAGTAACCGTACTTGTCTTTCTTTACATCATATCCCCACATAGAACCTTTGCAGTCACTGTAAATTTCTTCAGCATCTAACCCTGCATTATCCAATATCTGATACAATGGTGCTTTAAGTGCGTTAGCCAAAATTGCGTAAGCAATTTTTTTCGCAGAATTTTTTTCAGCATTCTGTTTCATTTCATATGTCTTGTGCATATTGAATAGAGTCAATCCTCCACCGGGTAGTATTCCTTCCTCAAGTGCAGAGCGTACCGCACATACCGCATCATCAACTCGGTCATACAACTCTTTCTGCTCGAGGTCCGTGTTTCCACCTACATACACAACACCAATTCCACCTGACAATGAAGCTATTCTTTGATTGATGAACTCTTTGTCCTCTTTACGTTTCGCATTTTTATGAGCATCCTGCAATTGAGATACTCGCTCCAACACCTCTTCACTTGATTCTTGCTCATCTTTAACGATGACCGTTGAGTCACGACTAACTATCACCTTAGCACAGTGACCCAAATCGTTGAATGAAATCAAACTCAAATCATCGCCTGTCTTCTCACTGAAGTATGTGGCACCCACGCTTATTGCAATATCTTGCATCAGCTCGTGCTGACGATATCCGAAGTCGGGTGGATTGATAGTACATATCTTCAGTCCATTCTTAATTACGTTAGCTGCCAATGTATTTGTTACATTGGTTGAGGTTGGTGCTATAATTAATAGCTTCTTACCCTCTTGTATGATTGGTTTTAGAATATTCTCAATCTGTAGTATGTTATTTATCTCGGTATCACATACAAGTACATAAGTGTCTTCAAAGACACATTCGTCACGTTTTTGGTCGTTGATGAATAATGTGGATGCGTATCCTCTTTTTATCTTAATACCTTTGGTGGTCTCATAGTATGTGGATGAGGTCTTACTTTTCTCAACTGTCACTACACCATCTTTACCTACACTTTCGTAGACCTCCGCTATGATGCCGCCAATATGTGCGTCATTGTTCGCTGAGATAATGGCAACGTCACGCATTCTCTTTTCGTCTAACTTCTTGCCTTTAACTTTTAACTGCTTTGCTATCTCTTTCGTCTCACTAACTAAATGTCGCAGGACTTCTGTTCGGTTGACACTGTCATCCATAATCTCTGTACCGGCATTGACCAATGCCTCCGCTAAAACAATAGCCGTAGTTGTTCCGTCACCTGCTGATGATGCAGTACGGTCTGCTGCCTCCTTCATCATACGAACCGCAAGGTTCTCTACAGGGTCCATAAGTGAAATTGATTTAGCTACTGTTACACCATCCTTAGTCACGGTGATTCCGTGTAGATGTTCAGGTGACTCAATGAGTACCGTGTTACCTCGTGGTCCAAGAGTTGACTTGACCGCATTGGCGATTTTGTTTATACCACTAATTAGTTTGTTACGACCTTCATCAGAAAAGTGAAGTTCTTTTGGCGTGAATCCATTTTGCATATTATATTTGATTTAATTACTTTAGCAAAGGTAAAAAATTTTTTTTAATATGAACGATTGGCAACTCACAATACAGTTCCATTTCCCGCACGATAGATTAGCACTTGGTTGGGAAGTAATGCACCCCGATAAAGAACATAACTACTACACATTCAGAGTGTATTTGTTTATAGCAACACTCACACTTGACATTTAATGTCGACTTTTGTGCTCCCTATACTACTACTACTACCTCCTTATTAATACTGTAACTCTTATATACGAGGCTCTAAACTTAACATTTCAACATATTTTAATCTAACTAACTGATTATCAATAGATTAACTAATTTAAAGTCAACATAAAGTTAACATAAGGTCAACATAATTAAATAATAGTCAGCATAATATGGGTATAAAAAAAGGGAACCGAGAGGCTCCCTTCTTCAATCAAACATCAAACACTATAAATTAATAGACACACTTATAGTTTCTTAAAGAGGTCAATGTTAGCATTGGCTAATTCATTTCCCTCAGCAATCATTCGAACCTTCTTAGCTCTCTTGATTGAGTTCTTCATATTGATGAGTTTAGTCAAACCCATCTCAGGCTCAGGTGCGTTATTGATTAAACGACCATCCTTCATATCGTATCCCATCATTGACGGTGGTATATTAAAATGCTTCATAATAAATATCTTTCTACAAAGATAGTAAATTTTTATTAGATATATGGGGGTTGAAGGTCCCCCCCCACCCTACGCCACCGACCCACGTCCGGAAACCGATTTTTTTTTGCAGGGGGGGTTGTCGTTTTTATTCTTGCGGTTCTGATTTTTTTGCCTTTTTTTTTAGCTATTCCGCACCACCTATGCACCCCCTATGCACCACACCCATACCGCATCACGTTGCACGTTCCCCGTACCCCGATAACCTTCCCCCGTCACACCTTCCCCCGTACCCGTTACACCCAAAGACAAAGTGTCTTCAAAGACACAGACATACAGAGATATGCTTTAACCACACCCCAACGTAAATTACCCCTAAACAAATCACACTGAACAAAAGCCACGTAACTTGTTGATTTACAGAGTAAAAAAAAGAAATGAACATAAAATGAAAAAAAATAAAACAAAACCTTTGGAAATCCATTATTTAGACGTATATTGCACACTGAATGAACGAGGAATAGTCCTCAATTAAACGTAAACAATTAAAAATCAGTAAGTTATGACACATTTAATGCAAATCGAGGCAGACTTTTTAGCATCTGCCGAAGTACGAGAAAGTTTAAACTTTCAATCAATTTTCAATCTTCAATCTGAAGTATCAGATGCGAAGAAGAGCAAGTTCGAGAAGTCGCTCAAGTTAGCGAAGTTAGTTCACCAATCGTTCAATTGGTTTGACAAAGAAGAGACCAAAGTTCTTATGGAAGAGAACGGAGTCGAATGGAGTTCAAAAGAGATGTTCATCAACAGAGTATTTGGGTGGCAAAAGTCGTTCGGATACAAGATGAACAAAGTCGGTAAGTTAGCGACAGAGAATGCTCAAGTAGTGACGAAGTTCAAGAGAAAGTGTACTGCTCTTGAGAACAATGGCGAAGATGCCAAGAGAACAATCGAAGAGTTATTGAAGTTCGCTAATGCCGAAGAGAATGGTGAAGAGACATCAGTAGCAAGAGAGAAAACCTTTGCAACATTCAGCATCGCAAAGAATGGTCTCAATGGCGATAGCGGTTACTCTGTAAGGTTGACCGAAAGCGGTGTGAAAGTTAGCGGTGCAGTCGAAGACGAGAACATCCAAAGCAAAATTGACGTTTTGTTTATTTCGTTATTTAATCAGTTAGAACAAATCAATTCATAATCAGTGTCTTCAAAGACACTACAAAAACGTAGCACAAAATGAGAAATTTATCAAACATCGGAGTAGAGTTCACTAACACCAACGACTATGGTCGTGGCGAAGTTCAATCCTACCACTGCAAACCAAGTCCAATCTTCCGCACCAAAGCACAACAGATGGACATCAATGGTCTCAAATCAGAAGACCGAAGAAACATCATCATAGATGGTGACGAGTTCGAGAGCAAGTTCACAATCGGTTTCGAAATCGAGAAGACACGTCTTCACAGAGGAAGTGTCCAAGAATACCCACTATTCTGTGGGTTTGAGACCGATAGTTCTTGCGGTTATGAAGCGGTGACACACGTTCTACCATTGGTATCGAAGTCAATGTGGCGTACGAAAGTTTTCAATATGTTCGCTGAAGCGAAGTACATCATCGAGGACAGATATTCACCGAGTGACTATTCTTGTGGTGGTCACATCACAATCGGTGTCAATGGGATGAGCGGTGTTGAGTTGATGAACAGAGTACGTGAGAATAGCGGTATCATCTTTTCTATATTCCGTAAGCGACTTATGAACAGATATTGCAATGGTAACGTGATTATGAGTGAAGATAGCACAAGTTTCGGTGAGAAGTACGTTGTTGCAAAGCCGAATAGCAATTCACTTGAGTTCCGTATTCCAAGCAGAGTTACATCAGTGAAGCAGTTGATGAGAAGATACGAGTTGATGTACGTTCTTCTTGACTTTTCAATCAACACACCGAATGCACGTAAATCAGTTCTGTACAATCGTTTGAAGCCAATCGTAGCATCAATGTACGAGCGTGATATGGACAAGGTCAACAAGATTATGGAGTTGGCAAAACACTTTGACAAGTTCCTTAAAACCAAGAAAGTTGACCAAAACACTTGCGGTTGGCTCGAGGGTTGGTGGTCACGTAGCCGATGCAGAATGGGTAGCAAGAGAAGTTTATACAAGCGTAACTACAGACCATTGCTATCACAAGCACACTATGTGAATGAGTTTATGTCCAAGTGGCAAGGGTTAGTGTGAGTACTAATGGGGTAGTGTCTTCAAAGACACTATCCCCTGTCCACAGGTGAGTGCCTGTGCTGATGAGTCCAAAAGGACGAAACAGAAACCTTAAAATAATAATGAAATGGAATTAATTTTAAACAACATCGACATCAAATCGAAATTTGTAAATGACAAAAACGTTGAGGAAATCCTCATCACTACTGACGCTGAAGCGTTCAGTACCCTAACCAATCACGAAGACTTTGAATGGAACAAGGTGGTTGAGTTCGGTATGAAACGAATTGTAGTATCACCTTTCTACTCAGAGTTCGAGTTGGTTGACTATGACAAGGTAACCGCAGTGTGCATCCGTTACAACAATGGGTTGTACGAAGACACAGAGTTGGTTGTAAACCACAAAGAAGAATTACTAAACATCTTAAACTAATTTAATAACACATAAAATCAAACACAATGAGAAATTTATTTAACACAATCGAGAAATCAATCACATCACTAATCGCAATCGGAGTACTATCTATGGTATTACGTTTATTCATTCACATCGCTATGTCACACGA